TTGTCCATAGTATTGATAATCAACGACTTATGTAATTGGGATAAGGCTTCAGCTGGGATCAGCTGGGGAAAATGTAACCAATCTGCACCCACAAATAGACCTCTGGCTGGCATACATTTCCGCAGTGCAGACTTAATTTATTACTCATGTGAGATCTGTAACTCGTTGATAACCAGCTGGGTATGAGATCAGCTGGGATGTTAGCTGGGATCAGTCCATAGTATGTGGCTCAACACCAACGACTTACGACACATTGTCCAGCTGAATGGGGGGAGGGGATCAGCTGGAATCGATCAGAATTTTTTACCATATATATAAACTACCCCTCAAAAAAATCCCACACTCATTGGGTTCGACTTGACAATTTACGCCCTGAGTCTCATGAAATTCTAGTCATGAATGATATTGAAATAAAATTCGCTGCTGGTATAATCGTCGTCGCCCTTATAATTATTTGTATATGTATTGTATAATGGTATTGGTTTCGCAAAACTGCGACTCGTTATCGCAAAATTGCGAATGGGTTTAGGTAAAGCCTATCGCAAAATTGCAAATGGGTATGGAAGGAAAAGAAGAAAAGGATGCTCTTATGCTAAGTATTTCTAAGGCAATTGCAGAAATACAAAGCACAAAGGAAGCAAACCAAATCAAAAGCCTATCTAGGCACAATCCAGAAAAAGTAGCCAAGATACTCTACTTAAATGCACTGGGTTGTTCGCAGACCAATATGGTTCGCAGACATGGCATGTCTAGGAACACAGTGGTGCAAGTCCTTGCGGATTACGCAGACCACACAAATACATTTAGGCAACTCGGTGGTCAGCTGGCGGCTAAGAGCTATATCAATTTAGAATCCCTAGAAGAAGACATGATTGACGCACTTCGTCTAAAGCTAGAAGGCGGATACGAACCAGAGTTCAGAGACCTAAAAGAAATATCCATTGCCAAGGCGAACTCCCAGCGTCAAGCAATGACCGCTAGGGGCGAAGCGTCCCAAGTAGTGGATGTGAATAACTCTTATACAATAGACGACTTCAAAGAAACTCTAAATGCCGCTAGAAATAGAATCAAAAAGATCAAAGAGGAAGCCATTGATGTAGATAGCGAATAGCATGGAACTCACATTTACACCGCATCCCCTCATAGAAGCCCCTACGGACGAGGAAATAGTTATCCTAGGGGAAAGTGACCCCCAAGCCCTAGAAGAGCTTCATAGGGTGCGTGAGGGGCTTATAAGGGCATCTCAAGAAGACCCCCTGCGTCATGGATTTGACCTAAAGGGCTGGGATAGGATTCGTGAGGGTTTGTTGAATTACAATGAAGTGCTTGCCCTAGGGGGCAACAGAAGTGGCAAAACTACTGGGTGTGCTAAATTAGTTATGAAAGCTGTAACCCAAAATCCAGATGGGCATATAGTTTGCTTTAGTCAAAATGCGGATACCTCGGTCAAGGTTCAGCAAGCCGCAGTTTGGGAAATGATGCCCAAGGAGTTCAAGAAGAAGACCAAGAGCATAGAGGGATACATCAACTTCAGTATGCAAAATGGGTTTACTGGTTCGTCGTTTATCTTCCCAGATACAAGAACCAGAGTGGACTTCAAAACATACACTCAGTTCTCAAACAACCAAACAATCCTTGAGGGGTTTGAGTTTGGATTCAAGGGAGACCCAGAGCTAAACATAGGGGCATGGCTGGACGAATATTTGGGGGACGCGACTCTAGTCAACACCCTTAGATTTCGACTTGCCACAAGGAACTCCAAAATGCTTTTGGGATTTACGCCCATTGATGGTTTTACGCCCTTCGTAGCCGAATACCAGAAGAATGCAAGAACCTTGGAAACCAAACCAGCTGAACTCCTTCGCGGAGAAGAAGTGCCGATTTTGCAATACTCTCCCAGCAGAGATGCACAAGTGGTATACCTGCACTCCGACGAAAACCCCTTTGGGGGATACGAGCGTATAAAAAAGGACTTAGAGGGCAGACCAGATGAAGAGATAATGGTTCGTGCATATGGCATTCCAGTCAAGAGCATTACCTCCCTACTTCCACTCTTTTCTACAGAAGTCCAAGTTCTAGGAGAAGAACCCAACTCCGAGGGCTGGACTTTTCCAGATACCACTGGAGATGACTTCACCCACTATCAGGTAGTTGATCCAGCTGGGAACAGAAACTTCTGTGCTATATGGGCAGCTGTAAATGAACAGGGAGATGTATATGTCGAAAAGGAGTTCCCAGAGAGGTCGCAATATGGAGAGTGGGCTTTGTTCGGAGAAAAGTGGAAGTATGGACCAGCATCCAAGAAAATCGGATACGATGTTCAAGGATATTGTGCGTTGTTCGACGAAATAGAAAAGGAACTGGGGATTGAGGTATTTGAACGCATAGGGGATTCCAGATACTTCGCTAGAGAAAACGAAAACAATATAGATTTATTTGCATCCTTTTCGGAGTATGGACATGATTTTGTTCCCTCCGATGGTCGGCAAGAAGCCATCGGCATACAGGCATTAGACGAATGGTTTTCTTACAACCCAAACTACGAATTGGATTCCGCAAACAAGCCCAGATGTTTCATACATGAATCCTGTGAAAACTTAATAGACAGCCTCATTAACTACAACGCACAAGGAAAGTCCGACGAGGCTCTCAAGGACTTCTTTGATTTGATTAGATACCTGCGTATGGCAAATGCAGGAGATGGTCCGATTCACTACACGGACTTGGACTTTGAACAAGTAAAATTAACTGGAGGATATTAGTGAAAGCAAAAGAACTAGCAGAAATATACGGAGTAACCCCTATGCAGGTGGGCAAAATACGCAAAAAAGTGTGCAACGAGGATGATTATCTTGAAAAAACCAAGCACATATTGCCCTCTGGGGTTAAAAAAATCAAAAAATACTTCAAAGAAAGCGACGATAATGTAATCAAGCCCAAGTTTGTCAGAGTTCAAGCCCTGTCCCCCACCCCTAGTCCGCTTTTTTATTATTGCAAAAAATTAGATAAGCCCAGTCGCAAGGTTCGTGTTGCAATACCCACAACTCACAGAAACATGATGAGAGAGGGAATGGTTTTCAAAGCACAAGAAATTGAAAAGAATGGAGAAAAATTTTATCGCCATGAAGTTGTCTACAGAAGAGAGCAAGAAAGACAAAAAAGACTTCAAAAAGTTTATTAGTAGACATTCAAATGCCTACACGGACTGGGAAATTCTTCACAGGATGAATAACTGTGCATTAGATGAAATACCCTTGGATAATTTCTTGAATCTAATTGCAAGAGATGACCTATGGTATAATACTTTTTTAAATAATATAAAAATTAGACTCACAAAATAAAAAGAGTCGTGTTATAATCTCACATCCATGGAAGACAAAGACTTAGAAGCATATTATGTCCAATCTGAGCCAGATATAAACGAACTAAAGCGTGACTATGATTCCGATGTCACAGATTTATCAGCGTATGTATCCCAGTGCCAAGATAGTTACGACAATAGAAACGCAGAGTGGGTAGGCAAAAATGATCAGCTTACAAAATCTGGAGAGAACGCATTCCCTTGGGATGGTGCTTGCGATACAGAGGTAAGGCTTATAGAGCAATGTATAACCACATATGTTGGTCTAATGATGAATGCCCTGAATAGGGCAAATATTCGTGCATATCCCATCGAATCCTCGGATGTTAAGAAGTCTGGCATTATTTCATCCTTCTTGAAATACATGCAAAAGACATACATCAAGGATTTTGTTTCCGAATGCGAAACAGCGGCAAACACTCTTTTGGAAAAAGGAATGGCGATCACCTATGTGGATTGGGAAATGAAATCCAGAACTCACGATGAAGAGTTTAACCTACAACTAATATCCGAAGTTGCCCCAGAACTATTTGAACTCCTAGCTGACGAAGACAGGGACGACGAAACAATTGCTATGATGACCGACATGTTTGATTATGTCGATGTTCCAAAAGCAAAGAAAGCCCTGAAAGAACTAAGGGACTTTGGAATCGCAAAGATTCCAGTAGCCAAGAAAGATATATCTCGTCCCTTTGTTGAGACCAAGTTCTCCGACATTGACATTGTCATCCCTTCGTATGTAACAGACATACAGCGTTCTCCTAGAGTCCACATGAGAGCATTCCTTACTCCGCAAGAAATAGAAAACTGCGTAGAAACAAAGGACTGGGATGCAGAGATAGCAGAAGAACTCATAGAACACTACAGGGGTTTTGATTTTTCTGGCATGAACCAAGTGTCCGCCAATACTCTGCGATCCTCTCAATCACGAGGGGGATCAACATACGGAATGAGTGGCATGGTCGAGTCCAAGGATTTGATCGAAGTTATTTATACATACCGCAGACTTATAGACGAAAAAAGTGGATCAGAAGGAATCTATCTTACAGTTTGGAATCCAAGACTAACAACTGGATATCTTAGCAACACTCTTCTATCTGGATACGA